TGGTGTCCTGGATAGATAAAAGGCCCGCCCCGTAATGTAAATATGCAAGCGTGTAGTCACTATCTGCCTGGGTAGAATAGACAACGAGTTCAGCCAGGTCAATATACAGCCCATAGCCGTGAACCATAATATCCCGGCCAATCCGTTCAATAGCAAGCCCCACCGGACCTACAAAGGCCCAGCCCTGCGGGAACTCGATACCCTTAACATTATTTGCCCCAATCGGGACCAAACCCAGGCGGGTCCCAATCTCAATTACTACATCCTCTGCCGTGGCTCCGGGCTCAAAATTTAACACCACCGGGGTGGAGGTGAAAGGCTTATCCAAGGACCGCAGAGACATAGCCATCACGGAGGTAACCACATCTGTTCCGGTTTTTATCGAGTTAACCCCCACGATGTTCCCCTGATACACTAGGCCCTCACCCTCATCCTTATATCCGGCGTATATAAGAAGATTAGAACCACGCTGCAATACCCTTCGGATAAAATCTGGAGCAGCATTGTAGATATTCAACTTGGCCTCATTATCATTAAAGACACGGGACCGGGTGATACTAAAATCTACATGAAGGGCGGTGAGGTCCACTTCAGTATAGTTGCCCCCGCCCGGACCAACTGGGGTTCGGACCACCACCCGGCAAATTCTATCCCAGGCCATGCGCAGCCCTCCACTTTTCTACATCCTCCGGGGCCAGCCAAAACAGGCCCCAAGAGGTTCCCAGGCCTTCATAGGGTATAGGGTCCGGAGCGTTCCCGGACAAAGGCAGTACCATAAGGTCCCCCTCAATGGGGGACAAGGCCCGATGCTCTTCAAGTAGGGGCCACCTGGGCACTATCTTTAGGCCGTTGATAGCGGCTCCCCCGGACTCAATATCAGCATACCAAAAACCGCTCCGGGTGTTCCACCGCAGGGTGAGCGTAATCACGGCCCGTTCAGGTATAAGCACCTGAAATTGCTGGTCCGCAGAAATAGTCGGGTCAAACGGAATTTTCATCATTATAGGGCCACCTCCCCAAAAGTCAACTGGGTCTCCTCTTGTGGGGTGGCCTCCAATCCGACTTTCTGCCCGGAGTTCACCTGAACAGCAGACTTTTGGTTGATAGTAGATTTCATGTCACGGGGCTGGACCTGGGCCGTGACTTTTGTTTCTTTGAGTTTGACCCGGACGGCCTGCTCATAATCTATCTCAATTTCAAGGGCATCGCCAGTGTCCCCATCACGAGTAGTTTCAACCCTAGTCAAGGCCATATCTTCATAGACCTCCAGGGCGGTGACTACCTTTACCAGCTCCCGGCGTTTTACAAGTTCCTTGAGTTTTTCCCAGGTGTCTGCCGCCCGGTTCGGGAGGGACTCTTGAGCGGCTTCCCCCTGCTCATATACATCCTGCCAAGTTTCCGCCTTGTTGGACGATGCGCCAGCCAGCGAAAAGTTAGACACCAAGGCCCGCAGGGTCCCGTTCCTGGGCAAAATCGTAATATGGTCACTAATCGTGGACCCATCTTGAACCGGGTGCTGGGTCACAGCAGCATTAAGCGAATGACCCTCAGTCAATATTAGGTCTAAACTAATTTCACCCACGCTCCACCCATCCTCCCGATAAAAGAGGCTCACCGGGATAGTGGGTTCAAAACGGCCCGCAATAGCCTGATCAACTGCACCAATTACACTTATCACATAGCCCCCACAATTAAAGATTTAAGCCGGATATTAAAGGCAGCGTCAATGGCTTGGTTGGCTAATTGGGCCACATCAGCGGCGGTCAGCCCGGTCTTGGTATTCTTATCAGACGGGGAAGCAATCTGAAAATCAAACTTGTTGTCTATTTTTAGAGTCTTATTGGTCTCAGTAAGAGTCTGCTGAACCCCCTGCTGGGCGGCCCCTTTTGCCCGTGCCGTGGTCCATTCAATCCCACGCACCTTCTTGTAAAGGGCCAGGCCCTCCTCATATATCTTCTTTGTTTGTTTGTAGTCTTCAGAGGCCTTATCAATAGCAGCTGCGGATGCTCCAGGTTGGTTGATTAGGTCCTTGAGTTTCTTTTCGGAGTCCTTGTAAAATTTTTCCTGCCTCCCCATGTATCCTTCAGGGCCGCCATAAATTTCATACATTCCCTTGCCGCTCTTGAAGTCCTCTAGGTCCTGGGCAGCCCATTCTTTGGCCACCTGCTTCGGGGCCTCAATTACAAAGTAGTCATACAACTCTTTGATGCCAGCAAGACCCACTAAAACGAGGTTGAGAGAACCCAACACCCCGGTAAAAGCGGCCTTCATGCTCGCCCCAAGACCTTTTGCGGCCATACCAGCAGAAAACATGCCTGCCTGGAGTAGCCCGGTGGCCGTCAATTGATAGTTAGCAGCAGCCCCGGCGGCGAGGTGAGCCCGCTGAAGGAAAAGAGTGGCCGCAGCATAGGCTCGTGTCTGCGTAATAGCCGCAATCATCATGGCCCGGAGGCGTGGGCCAAAAACCAACAGAAACAGTGGTGAGAGCCTTTTGAGCCATGTGACCAGGGTATCTACCAGCTCAGATAAATCGCCAATCATAGCGGCCACGGAACGGGCACCTTTGACAATAGGGGTCCAGTCAATAGCAATAGCCGCATCGGTAAGTTCTTTCATCAGTGGTAAAAAGGCCTCAGCCATATTCTGAAGGGCCGTTTCAACATTATCCTTGAGGGTGGCCAACTTACCTGCCAATGTCTGGCTTTGGGCCTCTAGGTTGCCAAAGAATAGGCCGCCCTCACTCGTGGCTATCTGAAAGGCCTTGGTAACATCATCCGCAGATATTGCCCCCTGGGCCATCAGGTCCTTGAGTTCCTCCACGGATTTGCCGGACGCCTTAGCCATTACAGTCAGGGGGTTGAATCCCTGGTTAATGAGTTGTAAGAAGTCCTGCCCCATCAACTTACCCGTGGACTGAATTTGCCCAAACACTAAGGCTAGGCCGTTCAATTTATTTTGGTCTGCCCCAGCTACATCACCCAGCATTTTAAGGGTCGGGACTACCTTTTCAGACTCCAACCCAAACGCCATAAGGGTCTTGCCTGCTTCAGACAATCCCAATTTATTGAACGGGGTATGGGCGGCAAAATCCGCAATCTCACTTACGAGAGAGGCGGCCCTGTCAGCGGACCCGGCCATGACGGTAAACTGGGCCGTGATAGACTCCATTGTCATAGCAGCCCCCACGCCCGTTTTGGCCAAATACGCAAAAGCGGCCCCGGTAGCAAGGCCTATTCCGGCGGCCCACTTTTTGAACCCACCAAGGGCTTTTTTGCCCTTGTCCAGTCCGTTCGGGTCCACCTGAAATCCAAGCCGGGTTGTAAGTTCCTCAATGACCATTTTTCTTTACCATGTCCTTTTCAAGGTTCCGGGTGTTGTATTCATTGAAGGCTGCGGAATGAGCGGCCCTCATATCCAGTAAGGCGTTGGCCTTGCGGACGTCCTCAAGGTCCCACCGCAGTACTTCAGATAATGGCTGGTGGGCCTCCAGGACGAGTCGCCAAATAGGCCATTCCCCGTCTAGGTCGGGCCGCAAGTCCCCTATCTTGCCAATTTTAGTCCAGGTGTTTTTGCTTCTGCCTGCGGCTCCGTGAAGGTAGGTATTGGCGGAGTTTTCAGCCCAATACGGGCCGCCAGGACAAAATGGGACAACTTGTTGAACCTCCAAGCCTCAAACAAAATTTGGTAGAGGACATCAAGGCCAGCCCCTTCCAAAATCTTGTTAAGGCTGTCCGCATCGGTAATTTCTGCCGGGGCTTTGCCCGGAGCCGTTACAGTGCAACCCCGGAGGGAGTCAACAATGAGGTCCGTTTGGGCCTGGGTAGAAAGTCCCGCAAGGGTCCGGGACATAATCGTGCCCAAGGCCTTGAGGTTAATGTCCATTTTAGACAGGTCTGTGGTTTCCAGAAGTTCCAACAAAGGCAAGACTAAAGCCGCCACACGGGCGTCAATAGCGGATGCCTCCAAGAGGGGCAGAGGAATAAAGGTGACCTGGACCTTGCCAAAGGTTTTTGTAACTGGGGTGAGCATGATTAATTACCTCCAACAATCGCAGCTGCCGGACCCGTCTGAAGAGTCCATGTGCGGTTTGTAGTTTCGTCCCCCTCTTCAATAGCGGGATCTTGTGAAATCCACGCATTGGTAGCCGTCAAAAGGGTCTGGCCCAAGAGGTCCTTGATAGTAAGCGGGAACACGCCAACATTACCCAACTGGTCAGCCGCCAACATAGCAGACAAGGCCGTATTGGAGGAACTTGTCTGAAGCAGCGTGAGTTCCACAGTGTAGTCATAGGCGTTTTTGTTGGTGCGTTCTACATCGCCGCCTGAGCCTTTACGTTTGGTGAAGGCCTCCCCGGAACGGGTGGCATTGATAAAAGTGCCGTCAGCATAACCGCTGATAGTGAGGGGGCCAAAGGCCACCACAACCATCTTGGGGTCATAAGTTTTAACAAGTGGGCTTGTAATAGGCATTTTGATACCTCCTCAAATTATACGGAAATGGTGCCGCTGATTTTGGTTCTGTGAATGGCTCCCTGATAAAGAGCCGTGAATTTAACATCGGGCAAGAATCGGCCCACCCGGTCTGCCTGCGGGACATCCTTGTATTTAGGCACGGTGACTGAGATGGAGTCTTTTTGGAGGATGCCTGCGTCTGCTCCTTCCATGAGGACTCCCTTGACGAGGCCCTGGACAACAGTGATACCATCATCTTCAAAAGGCACCTTGCGGTTGTTTACGAAAGCCGCAAAAACAGCCTCCCGGAGGCGGGCCTCAAGCCAGTCAGTCCCAATGATGATATCAATCCATTCACCGCTTGCAACCTTGCCTTCCTGGGTGATATTCACTCCACCCACTTCAGAATAATAGTTGCAATTTTTGGATGATAGCACTGTTTCTTTAGTCGGGGTGATGTTATCCTTGGTCACCCCCTTGAGGGTCTTATAAGCCCAGGTGGAGGAACCGGGGTCATAGGGGAACCCCTCACCCATCCAGGCCGCATCAGGGTAATCATCGCCCGCTGCCGGAGCAGTATGGAAAATGACGGCGGTGCGGTCATAGGTCGCAGCATTGAGAACAGAGGCCAAGTCCGTATCCTTGGTGGCGTCATAGGTATCGGAGTCGCTAGTCCACATAATGGCAAACCGCTTGTTAGCCTCCACCCAAGCCGCCAGTGTCTGCTGGGAACTAGCCAGGGCCTGGTCAATGACTACACCATACCAAGAATTGTCTTCAGCCTGGATTGCAGCCATAGAGGCCGCCATGTCCAAGTCGTCAGAGTCAATGCGACCCACAACAATCCGGGACACGCAGGGGTTCTGCGCAAAGATAGCCTGAGCCATCTTATATACGGCATCACTTTCTGCCCAACCGTCATCCGCAAGGGCGTTCAAGTCCCCATAGGAACGTGCACGGGTAAAGGTCGTGGTAGTTTTAGAGGGAGCAAACTGCGAGAGAACCAAGGCCACATTAAAAGCAGCCACGGCCACAGAGGTAGTCTGCCGGGTAACGTTGATTTGAACTATGTCTTTATATGCCATTGCTGGCCTCCCATTTAAGGTGTAGTTGAAACATCTTCGGACTTTTCGCCCTCAATTAAAATATAACGATTTTTTTCACCATCGGGGTCACTTTTACTATTTTGTATAGTCCCGGATATTTCCACGGACTCGATGACCTCAAGACTGCCAGTAATAGCACGGGCCCAGGACAATTCCAAAATAAGAATAGCCTCATACTTCCAATTGCTATCCTGAAGAGCGGGCATCATCTGAGGGCCAATGGAACGGAGGACCGACAACCCGGCCTCACCAAAAGAATTTTTGACGTCAATAGAGTCTAGGGACTCCACCAATTGATGAAGCAATTCCCCGTTACCCTCAACCTCATAAATGGTCAATTGCCCCCGCCACTGATAGACTCTAGGTGACGGGAGGTCTGGGCGGTCCCAAATCATACGGGACGGGGCAGCCCCCTTGTTTACCCAGTCCCCGGAGTAAGACAATATCAAAAACGGGGTCCGCTTCGGTGTCGGGTAATCTTGGTGGGATTGACGGACCTCAACGGAGGGCAAAACCCCCGTGGCCCAATCGTATAAAAATTCATATAGTTGGGTTGCGTTCATCGTCACGCCTCCCCCATATCCGTGGCCAAATACTTATAATGAGGGATGAGGGCATTTTGATAGGGGAGTTCCGCAACAACCTCCCACTGACGGCCCTGCCATACCACAACATCGCCCGGAGTAGACCCGCCCTCAACCGCAACTGCAAGGGGCGTATTAGAATAGATTTTCATTGACCCCGTGTCACGGCGGCCAATCGGCAACAAATCTAGGTCCTTGCCCTTTACGGGCTGAACAGAACCAATAAATGTCCCAGCCTCAACTGGGCCAGGAGTCCATACCCCCTTAACGAAGGACCCGGAGCGGTGCCGGACAACAAGGGTACGTGGAAACAGCGTGCTCATACTCTTACCACCTTACTAGTGATAGATTGACGCATATGCCCCGTATCAATAAGGGGCCTTGAGCTCCCTTTGCGTTTGATAGTCGCTGGCTTATTGGGTATAAACTGGCCCACGGTAAAGGTGTTTTTCATTTCCCCCTCATAGGCCACTCCCAATTGGGCCAGACCCTTCTGCGGGTTCACCTTGCCGTGGATAACCTGTTTGTAAAGCCTCCGCAATAGTCTTGAAAAACGTCCCTCTGTCCGTTGTCGGGTCTGCTTCATAAAGGGCCGGGCGGGTATATTATTGGCGGCAGAACCCCGCTCATGAATAAGGGCCAACGAGGCCATATTGACGGCCAGTGGCTTTTTTGTTTCTTTGTCAACTGGTCTAGGGGCAGTGGAGGGTATACCCACCATGGCAGCATAGGAATTAAGGCCCCGGAGGTCCTTTTTTATCTTGGACTTGCCAAGGTCCTTTTGCTCAAATGTCACGGATGCGGTCTTGGCCATACTCACTCCCCGCAAACACCAATAAAGGGCTTGCAACCTTTTCGGAGGTTCAAGAGCATAAGCCCCCAACGGGTGAGGGCCAATTCAGCATCACTAGGGGAGAGGGCCCCGGAGGCAGCCCCGGAGCCATACCCAATAGCCAGGTCCCCCTCACGCTTGGACACAATAGAACCCGTGACCCCGCCTTCAGCGTTCCCACTGCCGGCCCCACCATTCCCGGAACCTAAAAGGAACCAAATATGGGCGGCAAGCAAAGCCACTGCCTGATTGGCCTTTACGCCATAGAAACAGCGGTTGGTTCTCTGCTCCGCCATGTTGATAAATACCTCATAGCCCCCGTCAGCGATACACTGAGGAGCAAAGGCATGCAAGTATTGTTCAACGGAGAGGGCAGCGGGTTTCATCGGTGGTTAGTCCTTTGCTGGTGGGGCAGTGGCGGTCTGAATTTCTGCCTGGCGTTCAAAGAGTTGGGCCCGGACACCATCACGGGAGTCCAATTTCAACCACTTCTTGATTACATCCAAGGAGGCCACGGACTGGATAAGGGTCTCAGCCTGGACCGGGTCAAGTTCATTGACCTTTACCGAGGTGACGACATCCTTGCCGCCCGGACCTTTGGACACCTTCACAACAGTGGTAATGTCCTTGCCCTCCCCCGTACGGTCCTTGAGGGAGTCCTTGATGTCCTCCCAATCCTTATCATCCAATATATTGACGCCCGGAACAATAGTCAGGGAACCCTTGGACTTGCGAGCAGCAACGAGGCAGCGTGCTTTACGAAAATTGATAATCATGATAAACCTTCCTGATGAAAACGGTTAGTTGATGCTTTTGGTAATTAGAAAAAGAGGCCAGCCGGGGAGGGCAAAAGCAACAAAGCCCTGCCCCGGAGGCCTAAAGGGTTGCCGCCTATTTATCCCCAGCGGCAGGGTGTTTTCCCATCAGGAATTAGAGGCCGTCACAGAACACAACGGATTGAGGGTAATACACGATGGTGCCGCCAGTTCTCTGATGGCAAATCACCGAGTATTCCATGCCCTTGCGTTCCGGGGGCAATTGTTCCAAACGGAGCGGAATTTGAACCTCTACCTTCAGCGGGTCACGGGTATAGGCCATCACCCGGTTGGTGCTGCTTGCACCGGCTCCCACGAGGTCCTGAACCCAGTCAATCCGGGTCAGGGTCGGGTAGTTTTCCCGAATAAAGGTCAACAGGGTCTTGTCCCGGTTGCTGCCATACGGTGTGTATGCCAACTTGTTGTAGAGTGGCAATGGGAGGATAAACGTGTCAGGCACTTCCTTACCATTGGTGGACTCCGGGGCAGCCGTAAGAATACCGATAACATCCGCCATGATTTCATCGTCAGTCTTGCCGCTCCAAAGCTTGCCGCCGCCCAGGCCATCGGCGGCTACATATTCAGTGATACCCTCGGCGTTGACAAAGCCCTTAAGGCCCGCCTTGGAGTCACCAAACCAAGCAAGGTGGTCCTGCTTTTCTTCAATACCCCGGCGGGCAGCCATAGCACGGCGTGCGTCCAGGTTGAAGTTAGCACGGGCGGCCCGGCGAATTTCCTGAATGCTGTAGCCATAGGAATCCCCCAGGCTATGAACCTGAACAGACTTCTTGGTGCCCAGCGTATCCACACGTGGAAAATCGTTGGCGTAATCAGACACAATCTTGGCCATACCCACCTGGTCATAGGAGCGGTATTCTATGTGCTCCGCAGCATCATCCTGCTCCGTGCTTACTGGGAGGAGGGTGAGGGCTTTTAGGTCCTTATGAATAACATCATAGGTGCGGGCCTTGACGAGGGTCAATTGTTCGTCAAAAAATGCCTTCTCACCTGCATCCAAATGGATGGCGTTTTTTTCACTAGGGTTCATTCTTTTACCTCCCTTTAATTCATGTCCACGAGCACAATGCCCGGAGCGTCAATGGTGGAACGGGCAAACCAGCCCGGATTGGCGACCACATCGGAGCCGGCTGCGGACTGAGCCACAGTGAAGGTCTGAGTGGAGTCGGTAGTGGATGCCGTGATAGCAATACTGTTTGCCGCCACGCCCTTGCTTTTAGCCGTTAGGGTCACAACCGCAGAGGAGACAGTGGGGACAAACGGGATGTCCAAACCTTCAAGGCCTGTCTTAATAGCGGCGGCCACATCAGCGGCGGTCTTAACAGTGGCAGTGGTAGTGAGTTCAAATTTCTTGTCACCCACGACAACAGTCACCTTCTTGCCTTCAGCCGAAGCACTAGCCACAGTGATAGTCACAACACGCTTGGCACCTGCGGCGGCAGAGGTCTTGGCGACAATCTTGCCTAGGGTTGCGTTCACGGACACTTCAGAGTCTGCTGTGATGGCTGCGGAGGCGTTGGCCCAAACCTTACCAGTGCGGCAGACATTGACGGCAGCCTTGTCAGGGTAGTTCGGAGCGTCAAGAGCGGTCCGGGCAACGATACCAAGCGGGGCATCCCCACCCACACAAACCTGGTCGCCACCCTTGCCGCAGACGACATCACCGAATTCAATTGCCCCATCGGCAAGTCGGGAGTCAATCTGGTGATTAAGCCCATCCAAGAGGCCGGGCACAGCCTTTTCCATGTTACCATATGCAGCCATTTGTTAGGCCTCCTTGTTCGGGTTGATGTCGGACCAGCTACCGTCCATGCGGGCGTTGTAGCGTTTCATGGCCTCGGACAGATGGTCCTTTTTAGTGGAGTCTTTAGAATTGAGGTCAGCCGCATCCTGGCGGCTCTGATTTTCCGCATCCTGCTCAATCATTTCGCAAGCAGCATCAAATCGGGCGTTGATATAGGCCTCATCCTTGCCATCCAACTTGGCCTGGGGGAACTTCTTGGCGATAACAGCGGCCTTGAGTTCACCTTCAGACATATCCGCCCGAACTTCACAACCCGCAGCACGGGCCTTATCCATTAGGGCAATTCGGGCCTGGAAGGCACTAGCCATCTTGTCTTTCATGTCCTTTTCAGCCTGATCAAGGCGTTCCTTGAGGCTATCCCGTTCACCTTCCAACGTGGACACCTTCTTGGCAGAGTCCGCTGCGTCAGTGCGCAACTGGTCAATCTGCGAATTAAGTGTCGCCACCTGTTCCCGGGCCTTGGTAAGGGCAGTAATGACCTGGGCTTCAGCCTGGTATTCCACCCCGTCAAGGTTCACTTTTTTATAGTCCATATTGGGCTCCTTTTCGGTTGTTAAATACTCACTGGGCACGGGTCCCGGTGCCCCGGCATCGTCAAGGCGGATTGTTGCGTCATCGCCCGCCCTGGGTCGGGGGACCAGGGCAACATGGTTATATCGGATATTGCGTTGAATACAATCGTAGTCCTGGCCAAGCCAGTTCCCGGAGGTCCATTCAATATCGCAGGTATACCCGCAAGAGAGTCCCAGTGTCTGCTTATCCAATACGCTCTGAATAGCATCCGCACGGGTCACCATAATTGAAGTGAATACCCGGTAAGAGTCCGCATAGGGCTGGCCAACGGAGCCGCAGGCAAGTTCCTTGACGGTATCCGGGTTCAATAAACTATCAGGAGTCTGGTCTTTAGTCGGATGGAGCAGGGTCATTGGCTTAAGGGCCAGGGTGCTCATAGATTCAGGCTTGAAAACCTCCTCCGGCAATCTTAATTCCCGGCGGGTAGTCCCATCCGGGTTGCGGTAAGTAAAAACACCAATAGAGGTAACAGCCACAGTGGCCCTGACAAATCCCTCCGGGGTTTTTTCCACCGGGCTGGTACTATCCATAAAATTTTCATACCAGTCGGTGCGGGTCTGTTTTGAGTCAATTTTGGGGTTCATACGTCGCTCCGTAATAAGATATAATATACTAAAAAATTAAAAAAGGAGACGATTTCAAAAACTTTTTATTAAGCCCAGGGATAAAGTGGGCCAAGATTGACCAAAAACAAACATCCGAGGCCAGTTTAGGTCTCGGATGGTATAATTTAAGGGGTGAGTAAAAATAACTGCTAAACAGTGGTTTTTTTCATCGGTAGGAACTCTGCCAAATCAATAGCTGGATTGAAATCAACTTTAGGGAGGGGTCCCTGCCTAATATATTGGACATATGCCATAATGTAGGGAATTACAGAATTGGTGGGTCGCAATAGTCCCTCAAGCCATTCCAATACAATGGCCCGTTCTGCCTTGCGGACATCTTCGGGAGCATCCCCATTCATATTAGTCGGGACCAGGGCCGCCCAGGCCAACGGGTCCTGGTTCTTTTTCTGAGCCTGGACAGTCTCCACTGGGTCCTCATCATTGGTCCATCGTTCTATTAGGGTATCACCAGCCATTGCTTACCTCCTCAACTTCAAATATCATCAAAGAACCTTCTTGGCGGGTTCCTCTTATCTTATACCGGGCGTACCGTGATACCAACACCTCATCCTCCTCAAGGAAACTAGACACTGCTCGGATAGACGTGCCCCGGTTTTGACCAGGACACTCCAAAATAACGGAGTAGCGACCACCCCTCCTCGAGCTGGAAAATTTCTCAGCTATGGACTTTTGGGAGGACCATGAAGAGGTGCCCCCCATGTCTAATTCTTTGCCACTGGCCATATCGGCCATCAACTTTTCAAACCGCTCCTGGCTCGTAGTAAATCCCCGGTAGGTGGTACCCCCTCCCCATTTGGGGGAGCGGTCAATGAATTGTTCCAAGTCCTCCCCCCACTGTTTATACTTTTCCAAAGTTGAAGGCCGGGCATTTTGGGGGCGGCCCTTTTGATAGTCCCGTATAGATGAGTAATGAATGTCAGAATAAGAATCTATGGCCACATCGTATCTACTGGCCGTGGCACTATCTATACCCAACTGCTGCGCAATGAACTCCGTATTAGTCTGACCCTCGGCCGCCCGTTGAGGGTGTTCAGTTTGTATTACCCGCTTAACCAATCCAGCCGCAGCCTTCTCAACCTTCTTGGTTACCACAGAGGGAGCAACCTTTTTCAAAGAGTCTAGGAACTTTTGAGCCTCTACCGTGGCCTTTTCAAATTCCTTGTACGCAGGGTTGGACGGGTCCACATAGGATGCGGCGGTTTGGGCCCGCTGAAGAGCCTCCTGAGCCATTTCTAGTTCAGTTTGTGCCCGTTCCTCCGGGGTCGCATCGGTTAGTTCGTCAAGTTCCCCCCAATTAGGGAGGGCCACGCAGCGGCACATAATATCCTGACCCGGATGAAGCAAGGGAGCACCCGCCGGGCGTGCCACCCATTCCCCGGAGGCGTTGCGGTATTTAGTCGGGTCATCCCAACGGCAAACCAGCCCTTCCATAAGGTAATGAGAGGGAACGGCGTTGGGGTATTTACCACCGGGGAGGCCTCTGACCCGCTCATCCATAGAGGTGGACCAGATATATGTCTCAATTCCCGCTTGCTCCATACGGCCCTGAGCCAGGTCCCCGTTCAATTTTGCGGTTTGGTCCCTTGCGATAATAGCCGCCCGCCGGGTAGATATTCCCGGCAAGTCCCGCATTATTAAGGCCTTGACCTCATCGTTGTTCTGACCTTCGGCCACGCCTTTTCGGACCCTCCGGGCTACTGCGTCACGCATAGCCTGGGAGGCCTTGGTGATTAGCGTCACTTGAGTTCGGGCCCAGTTATCAATCACAGGCGGGGTCCAGGT